ATGGGCTGCATATAGACAAAACATAAGAGATATTCCTCAAACTTATTCAGGTAAAACTCCTGATGAAGTTGTCTGGCCGACACAACCATCAACTGCTGGTCCTAATACTTAGTAGTTCCCAAGATTACTCACTGTAAAATAAGAACAGAAAAAGAATATAGTAGTTAAACAGTCATGCCATATATTGGAAATGACATAAGGGCAAATGTAGATTACAAAACTATTGATGATATCTCAAGTAGTTTTAATGGTAGTACTACATCTTTTGCTCTACTGGTCGGAGGTGCTTCCCCCGTTCCTTTTCCAAAATACGAAACTCAGTTAATAATATCTGTTGGTGGTGTAGTCCAGGAACCAGATTCTTCTGGAACAACAGGATTCCAATTAACAGGAACAAATATAGTTTTTAGTTCTGCTCCTGCAGCAGGAGAAGCATTCTTCGGAGTGATACTTGCCAGTGCAGATTATTTAAATGCCGGTGGAACATTTCCAGATGGTACTGTTGCAGTTCCCTCTATAACATTCACCGACGATACCGACACAGGATTGTTCAGAGTAAGTTCCGGACAGATAGGTATTGTAGCTAACGGAACAAAGGTTGCACAGTTCCCAACAGCAACAGGTTCATCAGGACAGCTGCTTTCCACAAATGGAGCTGGTGTTCTTTCATATGTTGATGCACCTTCTGGAGCTACTGGAGGAGGATCTGACAAGACAATAATTGAGAACGGAACAACAATAACAACTAACTATACAATCGGAACTACATTCGGATCTACCTGTAATGCTGGTAGCTTTGGACCGATTACAATTAACGCAGGCGTGACCCTCACTATACCTAGCGGTTCAGTCTATACGGTGGTTTAAATTATGCCTATTGCAATTAATGGATCAGGAACAGTAACAGGAGTCTCGGTAGGAGGCTTACCAGACGGAATAGTTGATACTGATATGCTTGCCAATGGTGCAGCAACAGCAGCAAAAAGAGGTGCTGGATCAATTCTTCAAGTTGTACAAACAACAAAGACAAATGTTTTTACAACCAGTACTACTTCTTATAGTGATATCACAGGAATGTCTGCAAACATTACAACAACAGGTTCTAATAAAGTTTTGGTGATGGTTCAACAGCAAATTGTAGCTGGTGATGCTGGAACTGGGATAAAGATAGTGAGAGGTTCTACAGATATATTCCTAGCTGATGCGGATGGTAGCAGGGCAAGACATACTATGACAGGAACTTATGATGGTGAAGCTACATATAGTGGTGGAACTGCTTGTTTTATTTGTTTTTTAGATACACCAGGAGCAGGTACACACACTTATAAAGTACAATGTATGACTCGTGGAGGAACTATATACATAAATAGAACAAATCGTAATAGTGATGATACAAATGCATCACGTTCAACTTCTTCTATAACTCTTCAAGAGGTAGCAGCATAATGGCATTAGATCACGAGGCAATAAGAAAGGCATATTCTGATGCTGTTACTATTGATGATTCCGCAGGAGCTTTTAAAGATGACGGAACACAGATTACTTTAGTTCAAAGTGATATTGATGCTGCAAGAGTTACTTTAGATGCTGAAGCTGCTGCTGTAAAATATAAGACCGATAGAACAACTGATGGTTCTACTGTTTATAGCTCTTTCGGTGACCAGCTAGACATGTTATATAAAGATATTGTTGCAGGTAAACTAGATACAACGGGTACATGGGCAACCCACATAAAAGCAGTAAAGGACGCTAATCCAAAACCATGAGTTCTATAAAATTAACAGCTGATTCTGGAGGAGGTACTTTTGAAATTAAGGCTCCATCTTCTGGTTCAAATGCAAGAGTACTAACTGTTCCTGATTCAGCAAGCGGTACAGTTTTAACTACAACAAACCCAAAAGCAGGGAATATAATTCAAGTATTAGAAACTACAAGACTTGATGCTTCATCACATACTATTAATGCAGGGTCAGACTTAAACCCAAGTTTTTTAAGGCAAAGCATAACGACAACTGGCAGTAATAAAGTTATTGTTGAGGGTTTTTTCTCTTGTGCTTTGGATGTGGCTACAAACTGGATTGGAATTACCTTAAGAAGAGACAGTAGTGATATTACAGCGAGTGTTGGTGTTGCCAGTGGAAGTAAAAGACGTATTTCATCAGTGGCTTTTAATCAAAGTGATGAGAATTTGATATCAATTCCTTTTAGTTTTTTAGACAGTCCTAGTGCAGGCACACATGAATATCATTTACAAATTACTCATGGTTCTGGTGGCAACAGAACACTTTATGTCAATCGATCAGAAAATGACCCAAACAGTGCATCTGGTTGCAGATCAGGTTCAATAATTCGTTGTATGGAGGTGGCAGCATGACTTTAGATCATAAAGCAATACGCAAAGCATATCCAGAAGCAATCGATATTTATGATGATTTAGGTGCTTTTAAAGCAGATGGCTCAAAAATTGATTTAGTTCAATCTGAGATTGACGCTGCACGAAGCACACTAGATGCTGAAGCTGCTGCTGTTAAGTACAAAACCGATAGAACAATAAATGGTTCTACAACTTATGCACCGATAGGAGATCAATTGGATTTACTTTGGCATGCAATAGATGCTGACGCAGATTTAAAAGTTAAGTTTGCTTCATTCTATAATTCTATTAAAGCAGTAAAGGATGCTAATCCAAAACCATGAGCACATTAAAAGTCGGAGCAATTAGAGGAGTATCGGCATCATCGGATGCGGTGACAGTAGCTAATGATGGTACTTGTACTGCCAATATTACTAATAAACCTAATCGTAATTTAATAATTAACGGAGATATGCAAGTGGCTCAACGTGGTACTACATCTACAACAAATGGTTTTGGAAGTGTAGATAGATTTCCTGTTTTTAGTCAAAGTACTGATGAAGCTCCTACTCATGCACAGGTTGATGTTTCTAGTGGAACTACACCTTATACTTCAGGTTTTAGAAAATCATTAAAAATTACTAATGGAAATCAAACTTCTGGTGCTGGAGGTGGAGATTTGATTGCAATTAGTTATCCAGTTGAAGCACAAGATTTAGCAAATAGTGGATGGAATTATTTATCTAGTTCAAGTTTTGTGACATTAAGTTTTTATGTTAAATCAAGTGTTGCTCAAAATTTTTATGTGATGTTAAGAAGTGAAGATGGTACTCAGAGAGCTTATGTTATTGAAACTGGTTCTTTATCTGCTGATACTTGGACTAAAATAACTAAAACAATTCCAGGTAATTCTGGTTTGCAGTTTGATAATAATACTGGTAGAGGGCTGCTTATAGAATTTGTTCAATTTAGAGGTACAGATGGTACTGGGTCTGTGACTTTGAATCAATGGGCAACTTACAGTTCATCAGCCAGAGTACCAAATATGACTTCAACATGGTACACAACAAATGATGCAACATTTGAAATTACAGGAGTTCAATTAGAAGTAGGCAGCGTTGCAACAGATTTTGAGCATACGTCATTCGCACAGGAGTTACTTTTATGTCAGAGATATTATCAAGAAGTAGGAATGAGCGTACAAATGGCTGGAGGGTCTTCGGGGTCATCAGCAATAGGAAATGTAAATGTTCCAATAGCTTGTGCTATGAGAGCAGCACCAACTGTTGCTAGTGGTATTACATATCATATGTGGCATGGTAATAATGATGGAAAAAATAATAATGGTACTGCAATGACAGTAGCAAGTTATGGCACAAGTATCCCACAACATAGCACAGCATTAAGAGGAAATGTAACTGGATTTTCTGGAGTCACAGATAACAGATCAGGTAGCGTTTGTGCTAATAGTGGTACAGTTATAAAACTTACTGCGGAGATTTAAACTATGGCATATCCATCAGACCCTATATATAAATTAGTAAAAGACTATTCATTTGGAAAAAATGAACTTTGTGGTGTTCTTCGTGGAACAGATGGAGCAGGGATTCCGATTGATGAAGGAAACATCGACTACCAAAAGTACCTTGCATGGGTAGCAGAGGGAAACACAGCCGAAGCTGCTGATTAGACTGGTTAGTTTGTAAATATAACAGTAGAATAAAAATATATAGTATGAATAATGTACAGTCAGAGACCATCTAAATTAAAGAA